CGGCGGTAGTATGTGTTGGCGTTAGCCTTAATACGTCCGTATCCAGCTGTTCCACCTTCGGCAAATGGGTTCGCAACGATACCGTAGCGAGTCTTAAAGCCGATTTTTGGTTGGAAAGTATTCTCGCCAACTGCACGAACCATCTGTAGAGGAACGTATGGGCAATAGAACAATCCAGCGTCATAAGGAGAAGTACCCTTATAACCAACAACGTAGTACTGATTACCACCTTGTGGTCCACCAGAACCAACTAGGTTTGCAGCATATGGATCGATGTAGACTTTGTACTTACCTTGTAGAGTACCAGCAAATGTGTTACCAGTATCATCAACATTAAGGTTAGCATTAAGTGCAGGAGTGTAGTCAAGTACACCAGCCATTGTTAGAGCAGATGCAACGTCTGCAGAGCAGAGGATCACATTACCCTTTCCACGACAAGTTCTTTGTGCAATAGCGTTTGCATCTCTCTCAATCTGGAATAGAAGTCCCTTGAACTTCTCAACTGACCAACGACCATTACTGTCGATGTCTAAGTCGAATATTCCGTTTGATGCAACGTTTTGTACAGCACCCTGTTCAGCAGTCTTGTAGATAGTTCTAATAACTTCTCTGTTGATTTCCGCAAGGATTTCAGTAGAAAGGATATTAGCAAGTTCTGCTTCAGCATTTAAGCCGTGGATAGCTTTCAAGTCTTGAGCAAGCTCTAATGAGTACTCAGCTTTCAACGCACGAGATTTCGCAGTAACTGTTACTTTCTCGATGCTGAATGCCATCTGGTTGAAGGCATCGTTGCCTGTACCATCAAGACTTTCAGCTTCGTTGGTGGTCATACCCTGACCAACGTTGTAGTCAGTTTTAGTTGCAGACGCAGTTGGGTTTAGTACACCAGGGTTGCTTCCCTTCTGTAAAGTTGTACCGAAACCAACTGACTTATCAGTCATTCCACCTTCGTTATCAAATCCAGCATCCTGTCCAGAGAATCCTGTATCTGCTTCGTTGTAGAATGCTTCGTTTCCAACTTGACTCTCGTAACGAGATCTCATTGCGAAGATAAGTCCAGTAGGACCAGACATTGGTTGAACACCAGCAAGGTCATAAGCGACCAAGTTTGGCATTGCACGTCTAATTAGAGAAATTAGAACGGGGTCGAAGTTTGCAACCGCAGAACCTGTTGAGTTCGTTGGTGATGCTTCTGTTAAGAATGAACCAGACTCATTGAATGCAGTCTGTTCAGTTTGAAATTTTTCTTGGTTTTCGAGCAGGACAGCAGTGACGGCCTTACGATGATTATCCTTGATATCATCAACTCCTTCTGCGTTAAGAAGGGGTGCCCACTTTTCCTGCAACTGTTCTGAATTGAACATTGCGGTTAAAAATAAAGGTGTTTACGTTTGATTAATCTTAAAATCAGTTATTTGCCAGTAGACGAGAGCATTTTTAGATACTTAGCCATTGTTCCTGAAGCAACTTCAGGTGAACTATCGACTCCTTCTGATAAACTCTCTGCCTTATTAGCAGTTGGAGATGTTGTAGGGAAATAAGATTCCTTAAGTGTCTCCAGTTTTTCACGATACTTATCTTCACTTTCAAACTCTACACTTTCGGAAAGTGAGGCAAGCTTTTCTTTCTGAGTGTCAGCAAGACCTTCAGAAACATCGGCAAGAATTACATCTGAAGCAGACTCAGAAAGTCTTTGATTCAAACTTACATTCTTCTCGATTTGCTCATTGAGTTTGGACTCCATATCATCTAGTTTTTCTACCATGCTCTGTAGCACATCATATTTTTCTTCAGGGATAGTTACATAATGTTCTTCAAAAAGACTCTTGAGGCCAGTCATAAAGGACTCAGTAAGTTCTTCCTTAAGACCGCCTTGAACTGCAAGTTGGTTCTCAGTGAACCACTCGTCAGCAACATACTCAAGATAGCTATCAACACGCTCATTTAGAGCACCTTTGATAGACTCAACTTCTTCGAGAAGTTTTGCTTCGTATTCAGCATCAAGTACTTCTTTGATTTGTACTACTTTGCCTTTTACTGCAGCTTCAAGGATTGTTTTTGCTTTTTCCTTG